CATGTACGCCGCCGCCCTGTACCGTGAACGCGGCTCCGTCGACTCGTTCGCATCGTTTCAGGACATGGGTTCACCAACCCCGGTCGGTTCAATGGGCCAAATTATGCGCCTGCTGGGCATCCGCAGAAGCCAGGTCGCCTAATGGCCGCCACAGGCATTTTTGCGGAGTCCCGCACCGCTGTAGTTAATGCTCTGACCGCGCTCGGCATCGCAGTAGTCACCGACCCACGCAACGCCCGACCGTTAACCGTCATGGTTAACCCGCCAACGTTTGACTCGTTCACATACAACGTCGGCGACATCCGTTTTGAGCTGCTAATCCTTGCCGCGCCCCCGGGCAACCAAGACGCCGAGGATTACCTCATCACCACCGCCGATCAAATCATGGCTTCAACCACACTCGCCGTTACCAACGGCAGGCCAATAGCTGTGACGGTCGGCGACCAACAAATTCCCGCTTATTCTTTGACAGTCGCAATAGCGGCAAGGAGAAACTAGAAATGGCAACTACCACGTTCCTCAGCAACGCGACCGTCAATTTGACTGTCGGCATGACCACCTACGACCTCAGCGACCAATGCACCGCCTGCACCATTACGGCAGCGTATGACTCGCTGGAAGTCACCGCTTTTGGCGACACGGCCCACAAGTTCACCAAGGGCCTCCAGAACGTCGAAGTCACCCTTACCCTGTTCAATAGCTACGGCTCAAACGAAGTCGAAGCCGCGCTTTACGACGCCGTAAACGTCGGAACCGCCACCCTGGTTATTTCGCCTTCCGGCACCACCGAGTCGGCCAGCAATCCAGAGTACACAATTACGGGCTGTATGCTCGCCAGCTTCACTCCGATTAACTCGACCGTGGGCGAGCTGAGCACCCAAGACGTCACCTTCACAGGAGGCACTTGGGCCCGCGACATCACTAACCCCTGATTTGACACTCCAACCGTGCTAGGAGAAACCCGATGAAACTGACCCTTAACGTCACCACAACCGATGACCGCTACGAAGTCACCACGACGTTTGCGAACATTATTGAGTGGGAACGCAAAACGAAACGCCAGGCATCCGACCTCGCCCGAGGCATCGGGTACGACGATCTGGCGTTTCTGGCGTGGGCAGCGTCAAAAACTGCAGGTATTACCGTGCCGCTCATGTACGACGATTTCGTTAAAAAAATCGTGGATCTGGACGTCACAAGCAACGAACCGCAAAACCCTACCCCGCCGGAAGCTGGAGTTACGGCCTAGCGCAACTGCTAACCGAAACTGGCTTCTGGCCCAACGAAATACCGTTTGAGTCCCGCGACCTCACAACGGTAATAAAAATCCTGAACGACCAACGGAAGGGGGAACACAATGCCCGCGCATTTCGCAGGTGAAATTAAAGGCGCAAAAGAGGCCATTAAAAGCCTTCGGCAGATTGACCCCGAGCTCCGCAAACAGTTCACAAAAGATGCCAAACTCATCGCTACCCCGATCATTAACGATGCCAAAAACGCGTACACGGAAACGTTGCTTTCTGGCATGGCGCGCACCTGGACACAAAACGGCACACCGAAATTTCCGTACAGCTCTGGGGCTGCCCGTCGCGGCTTGAAATTCAAGGTGGACACCAGCCGCAAAGCTGGCAGCGCCGTAAAGATCCAGCAAAAAGACCCGGCTGCCGCCATTATCGAAGTAGCGGGCAAAAAGCGTCCCAACAGGCTTGGCACATCCCTTAACCGTTTCGGGCAGCCGTCGCGTTTCCTGTGGCCAGCAGCTGAACGCAACCAAGAGCAGGTACAGCGCGAAATGACCGCCCTTATCGGCGAAGTCATGAGCCGAGTCGAAAGAGACGTCAGCTAATGGCAATAACCGTCCCCATCGTCACAGACTTCCAACCCAAGGGCGTACAGGATGCCGAAAAGGCGTTAGAAGGGTTGCGGTCACGCGCTGGGATTGCGTTTAAAGCCATCGCTAAGGGCGCGGCCGTCGCGGCAGGCGCATTAGCTGCAGGGCTCGGGGCGAGCGTCAAGGCCGCCGCCGAGGACGCCCAAGAGCAAGCAAAGCTTCGGAAGTCGCTGAAGAATACGACGGGCGCAACCGACGCCAACGTTGACGCTATCGAAGATCAGATTGGCGCGATGTCGCTCGCTACTGGCGTTGCCGACACGGAACTCCGCAAAGCGATGGAAGTTTTGGCGCGCGCTACTGGGGACTCCGACAAGGCCATGTCACAACTGAGCCTTGTCATGGACATAGCCGCAGGGACTGGGAATGACTTGGAAAGCGTCTCTACGGCGCTAGGCAAGGCATACAACGGCCAATTCACAGCGCTCCGCAAGCTCGGCGTTCCGCTAGACGAATCCATTGTTAAACAAAAAGATTTTGTGGCGGCCACAGAAGCATTGAACGACGCCTTCGGCGGCACCCAGGCCGCGTTGGCCGATACAGCTGTGGGCCGCGTCGACCGTCTGAAAGTCGCGTTTAGCGAAGCATCCGAAACTCTCGGTACCGCGCTGCTGCCCATCTTTGAAAAAGTGGTTGGCTTCGCCACGAAAACGCTTATCCCCGCGTTTGAAAAGGTCACCGCCGTATTCGACAAGGAAGGCCTCGGCGGCGTTCTCCGGCTGATCGGCGACAACATAAAGGAAGCCGCGCCGAAAGTGCTGGAAGCCATTGGCGAGGTACTCCGCAAGCTTGGCGCATGGATCGTCGACACCGGGCTCCCGCTGCTCCGCGAAAAACTGGTTCAACTGAAAGACGCGGTCAGCGCCTGGATTAAAGAGTCAGGCCCGGACGCCCTCAAAAACCTCGGCCGTTTCCTTGGCGATTTGACCGAGTGGATCCTCACCAAAGGCGTCCCCAAGCTAATTGAAGCGACCGCCAAGTTGAGTGTGGCGTTGCTGAAATGGCTGATCGACATTGGGCCCGACCTGCTCAAAGGCTTGGCGTTGTTTGCTGCCGAGTTTGCTAAAGGCATTATCGACAGCATGGTTGAAGCGTTTAAGGGCCTGGCTAACAAAGGCTTGGAGATCGGCAAAGCGTTCGCCAACGCCATCATCCGTTTCATTAACCGCAACGCGATTGGCAAACTAAACGACCTGCTGGAGTTCAAAGTCGCGGGCTTTACTATTAACCCGCCTGACATTCCAAACATTCCCGAGCTCGCAGACGGCGGCATTGTGAGCCGCCCGACGTTGGCCTTGATTGGCGAAGCAGGCCCCGAGGCCGTCGTGCCCCTTGACCGCATGGGCGGCATGGGCAGCAACGTCACAATAAACGTCTACGGCGGCGACCCTAACCAAGTTGTCGAAGCGCTCAAGAAATACGTGCGCTCTAACGGGACACTTCCGTCGGCTATTAAACTGGCGGCCTAATGGATGGCCTGGTCTGGGGTTTCCGCTACACGGACGAAGTAAACATTGTCCGGCAAAACCTTTGCAAAGCCCCAGACTTTACCTACACGCCAACGCTGTATTGGACGACCTCGGGCGCAACAGGCACCAATGCACAAGGCAGCAGCTCCAACGCCAAATTCGGCCAAGCCAGCCTCACCCGATCGGTCACTTCCACGGCTGCCGCGCTCGTTGTCTGGGATCCGACCCTCGCCACGTTGGACGTCACAGCAGGCACCCAATACACCTGCTACGCGTACGTTAAATCGAGCACTAGCCGGACAGCCCGCGTAAACCTGGACTGGCGTAACAGCGGCGGCGCAAGCATTTCCACAAGTAACGGCGCAACCGTCACAACCTCCACTAGCACGTACGTTCAGCCGTACGTTACGGCGAGCGCCCCAGCCGGGGCGGTTACGGTGCGGATTCAGCTTGAAATCACGAACGCGGTTAATGGCGACTCTCACTACTGGTCGGCCGTCATGCTGGAAGCCACAGGCACCCTAAAAACGTGGTTTTGCGGCACCAACTTTGAAACACCGACACCGCCAACCTACGTGTCCGAGGTCTATTGGGACGGGCTCACTAGCCGTTCCACCAGCACCCAAATAGCAAACACTTGGTACACAGGTAGCAACATTCAGCAGGCAAGTTACATTAAAGGCCGCCGCCGCCTTGTTGACGATTACCCGGTTGACCAAGCGTCTGTGGAAGTTGGGCCGATCCCGTCGTGGTCACCAGCTCCAAAAGTTGGCAACCGCCTGGTTTTGTACGTGTTGAAGAGTGGCGTGCAATACGCGGCGTTTTACGGCCGTATCCGGGACGTCCGTAACCAGTACGGCATTGTGCAGAGCGCTGACCGCTGTTTTATTGAGGTGGACGGGGTGCAAGCCGAGTGGGGCCGCGCACAATTAAACGGCACGATCATAGCGTCAGCTAACACAGCTGACCAAGTGCTAGCGGTGTCGACGGCAGCAGGGATCCCGATTGCGCAATTTAGCGGCCGATCCACAGGCGCGGCACTCACCTGGACAGGCAACGCCTTTGACGCTTTAAACCTCATTACCCGCACCGAAGAGGCCAGGCTTTTTCAGTACGGCCCAGCATCCACCGCATCGGGCACGGGCGGCCTTTGGTGGTACGGCCGTGACCTAATCGACAATACAACGTACTGGCTGTCCGATGGCACCTACGCGCACAGCGGATCCACCTACGACATTAAATTCGACGACCTGACTTTTGTTTCGGCGGCCGAAGAGTATTACAACTTTGTAACTATTGAGTCCCAGCCGGGGACGGTTGCTAGCCAAACGACAAGCAGCGGCACCGACCCGCAATTTGCCCTGGTACGCCAAACCAACGACGTAAGCACAACACAAGCCCTAGCTCATTCTCAGTATCTGTATAACCAGTTTTCGCAAACCAACGCCACAATCCGCGAAATCTCGTTTCTGGACGTCACACAGTCAGGTGCATACCCCAACGACTTTTACGTGCTCACGCTTGCCACAGGTGAACGGCCCGTCAAAATTGCGGTGGGTTTCCGCACAGCTCGATACGACGCCATCCTAGAAGGCACCCAAGTAAGCGCCGTACCAGGCCAAACCCGAGTGCGACTGTTCCTTTCGGCCGCCGATAATAACCCGTATCTCATTCTTGACGACGCCGATTACGGCAAACTAGACACAAACCGATTGGGGTTCTAATGGCAGTAAAAACATTCACGACAGGCGAGGTTCTCACCGCCGCCGATACCAACACCTATTTGGCTAATAGCGGCCTCGTATGGGTGAAAAGTCAAACCATAGGGACAGCCGTTGCGTCGGTACAAGTAACAGGCGCATTCAATAGCACGTTTGATAATTATCGAATTGTCATCCATGGCGGGTCTGGAAGCAGCGGAGTGTTCAGGATGACGTTTGACGCATCAGGTACGCCCTCCGCGACTGGTTACTACGTCGGCTACAAAGGTACGTTTTACGCTGGTGGCGACGGTCAATACAACGGGAACAACGCAGCCAACATTTTCGTTGCAGGCGGCGGCCAAACGTCAAACTGGATGCTGGTCAACATGGACGTATTTGGCGTAAACAAAGCTATTTACACCAATTTTGCAGGTGATTATGTTGGGACTGATAACGCTGGGCGGTTCGGGGGCGTTCATGCCGTTGGCACCGCGTATAACGGTTTCACATTGACTTCAAATAGCGGAACAATGACCGGTGGCACAATAACTGTCTATGGCTACAGATTGGGATGACATGACGCGACCAAACATTCAGATCGACGACGAAGTGCGCGAAATGACCGATGAAGAATACGCCGCGCTCATTGATTCCGGCTGGACACCCGGCGAGCCGGAGGAGGCAACAGAAGAATGAAAACCCGCGTCGCCATCCTGGCGGCGCTATTCACCGTGCTGGCTAGTGCTTGCAATAACAAACTCATTTTCGACTGCACAACGTCAACCGTGACCCGAGTAAAAAACCGATCTTTGGCCATGCCGCAAAGCCTGATAGACGACCAACACACCGAGGCCCGCTCATGCTAGAAAACCTCAAACCAAACCGACCGCCCTACACACCCGAACAGCTAAACGCCCGCCTACGTTTCTGGGTCGGCATCACCCTCGCTGGGACGCTTGTCCTAACTATGGTCTGCGTCTTTATAGCGTTACTTTTCATCCCTGCCGGGCCCTCCATGCCTGAAGCAGACAAGGAACTACTAAACCTGATCTCCCCAATAGTTCTTTTCCTGTCCGGCACCCTGTCGGGCGTCATGATCTCAACCAGCAACAAAAAAGACACAGACGGAGACGGGGTGCCCGATGGCAACTAAGAAAGCCGCAAAGAAAGCCGCCGCAAAGCCCGCACAAGCCCCCGTGGCGGCCGATAAACCTAAAAAAGCCCCAAAGTACCCGTACAAAAAACTGGTCGTTCCTACGGCCCTACAGGGCGTAGAAAACGGCAAGCTGTCCGGCAAGATGCTGGCGGCGATTAAATGCGGCGGCCAAATGTGGTCAGGCGCGGCCGAAGCTTTTAACCGAATGTACGACCAAGCCACCCTTTCAGGTATCAAACTTCGCAACATTGGCGACTATCGTTCCTACGAGGCCCAACTCGGCTTGTTTCGACAGCGCTACGCCTTGGAGGATCTCGGCCGCAAACCGCAGGTCACCCGCACGTTTGAAGGCAAAACGTGGTACCTGCGGCCCGGCATGAGCCCCTGTTCCACGCCCGGTAAGTCAAACCACGGCCTCGGCCTGGCCTGTGATTTAGACGTAACCACCGCAAAAGTGCTGGACTGGCTATGCCTAAACGCTCCCAATTACGGGTTTTACCTGCAATCCGATGACCCATCGTCGCCAGAGTTTGAAGCGTGGCATTGGCAGTTTTGCGGATAATCCCACACCCCCAGTTTAAAGTTCGCTAGAGTCGCTGCACCCTGACCCCAACCAGGAGGAAAAATGCAAGACGACCTGTTTTCGGCCTTCGCGGCCCGAGACGAAGCCCTAGAGCGTGTCGACCAAAACGCCGACGACGCATGGAAGCAACGCGCCGAAGCCGTTGTGCTGCTTTTGGCCCGTATGCGTCAAACGTTTACAGCTGACGACGTATGGGCCTACCTTGCCGCACACCACGACGTAGCAACCCACGAACCGCGAGCCCTCGGCGCGATTATCACTAGGCTGGCCAAAGCCAACAAGATCCGCAAAGTCGGTTACACACCATCCACGCGCCGCCACGCCGCACCCGTTGCGGTCTGGTCGGCCGTTTAGGAGGCACCATGTCCACCGTCGACAGGAAGCGCCGTTAGGCGCATCGCGGCCGCCGTGCTCATAGCCGCCACACTCACCGCGACCCCGGCAAACGCTGCCGTGTCGCCCGAATGCAAAAAATACGTAGATCTGGCACGGCAGATCGGTTGGCCCAAATCCCAACGCTACGAGCTGGCGCGGATTATGTGGCGCGAATCCCGGTGCACACCCACGGCGCACAATCCCCGTGACCCGTGGGGCGGTAGTTATTCCTTGCTCCAAATCAACGGAAGCAACGTGGGATGGGCCGTACGAAACGGGTGGATCCGCACGCGAGAAGATCTATTCGACCCGAGGCGCAACCTCAAGGTCGGTTTAGAGCTGTGGAAGCTTTACGGCTGGAAACCGTGGGGCACCAGGTCATCAGTTACAACCCAATAACGAAAAGAGCCCCAACATGACATTCAACCTTGACGATTACGAACCAGTATCAACCCGACTAGCCCGATGGCTAGAAGCAACAGACGGCAAAACCCAAGTTCTAACGGAGCTGGTGCACCGGGGCGACGACTGGTGCACATTCAAGGCAAGCCTTTACGTAGACGGCGTGCTCATCGCAACAGGCTGGGCCGAAGAGCACCAAACCGAACGCGGCGTAAACGCAACCAGCCACGTAGAAAATTGCGAAACGTCAGCCGTGGGCCGCGCCCTCGCCAACGCAGGTTTTGCCGGATCTGACCCAACCAAACGCCCCAGCCGAGAAGAAATGACCAAGGTGCAGCGCGCTGGCGGCCAACCAGCGCAATACGGAAACAGGCCATCAGGACTAGCGAGCGAAAAGCAGCGGATCTTCATTGCCGACCTGCTTGCTAAACGAAAGCCGCCGCTTGTCGCGTCCATCCCATCCGACTTGACGTCGGCCGACGCTGCCAAACTGATTGAGGCACTCAAACGCGGCGAATTGCCGCCAATGCTTGCCGCCGACGAAGAGGAGCCGTTCTAATGTTGTCGTCATTGGTCAAATTCGTTCTTATGGTCGGTATTTCGGTCGTTGTCGCGGTGATCGTCGTGTCATCATTCGACGTTTATTACCAAGACTTAGAGCAGCGTCGCCGCGCCAAATGGAAAGCACGCCAAGCCCGTTCCGAGCACCCCTCATCGTCAGGGCCGCGCTATGAGTGACCTGCCGTGGCCGTTCCGGCCCGACAAAGAGCCCTACCATTTCGTAGAAATCGCCCCTAACGAATGGGTGCGCGTCGTCCTCGCAGGAGACTACAACCTGCTACTTGAAGAGCACCTAAAGCTCAGGGCGGCGGCCCGAGAGCAAATAGAGGCGGCCCAAGAGGTTCTAGACGTTTGGAGGCACTATGGCCGACCCGTGGCCGATTAGCGAAAAACAATTCCAAGACCAAGTAATTGCCCTGGCCATCCTGCACGGATGGAAAGTGCACCATGTACGGCCCGGCATGAGCTCCACAGGACGATGGCTAACCCACGTACAAGGCCATGTCGGCTTTCCCGATCTAGTTATGGCCCATGAGCGCCATGGCCTCCTGTTCGTCGAATGTAAGACCGTTAAAGGCCGCCTCACCGAAGCCCAGGTTGATTGGTGCCGCACCCTGGACGCCACCGGGGCCGAAACCTACGTTTGGCGGCCCACAGACCTGCATTTCATCCAGCGCCGCCTAAAAGGGTTACGCGATGAAAACCCAACAAACTAACACAACAGAAAGCCCCAACACAATGATCGTCAGGACTCCACGTATCGAACGCGATTTCACCGTGCTCCCGAACAGGGCACTAAGAGATCCCTGCTTGTCCTACCGGGCTCGCGGCGTTCTCGCCTACGTCCTGTCCATGCCCGACAACTGGCGCACCAGCGCCGAAACCCTCGCCCGCCAAGGCCTAGAGGGCCGCGACGCCATCCGAGCAGCCATCAACGAGCTGATAGCCAGCGGCTACGCAAGACGCGTCAAAGCCCAAGACGAACGCGGCCGCTACACCACAGAACTGCACTTCTACGACTACCCAAAGGCTGTGCACATCCTGGGGAAACTGAGGGGAAAACGAGACACACCGACGACGGAAAACCAGTCGTCGGAAAACCAGGCGTCTAAAGAAGAACTAATACCAAGGACTGTTAAAGACTTAGAGAGTGTCTTAGGTAGTGAACCAAAGCTATGTGGATACTGTTCAGGACAAGGCGTAATTGCGGAAGGGTTCGCAGGCTTACCCTCCGTATGCCCGGACTGCAAAGGCGATGGGCTCGCCCGTGGCTAACCACAGACGCAAAGACCTAGACAACGCGGCATACCGCAAAGCCCGCCTAGAGTTCCTGCAGCACCACACAACGTGCCATTGGTGCAAACGAGCTAAGGCAACAGAGGTCGACCACCGCGTTCCCGT